ATAGGAGCTTCCCATAGTAAGACATGCTTCAATAGCATCTACATCAAAGAAAGGTCTATTTCTTAGAGCACGTAATTGTGATCTATTCATTCTATGTCTTTCTATGATATATTCTGCATCTTCTAAACTTAATGCTGAAGGATCAGGATATAAATCCCAACAAGAAACATGACCTAATCTAGGCACAACTTTTTCTTCTGGATCGTAAAATCTACCTTCATCATCTGAAGACCATTTGTGAATAGTTTTAGTATGATTAAATGGTCCTTTTATAATACCAGTACCTAATAAACACTGTTCAAAGATACCTTTTCTGAGTTCGGAAACTGCTGAAGCATCTAGTAACTGATCATGGATAAGTTTTTCCATTTTTCTAGCTGCTTCCTTGGCTGGAGATAGTTGGGGTTCCCCTAAATTAGATGGACCTGCGGCTAAATTAGCCTGAGCCATATCATCTTCATAAGGACCTAATTCTAGTTCAGTAGCTTCTGTAGCTCCTGCTGGTAATTCTCTACCATCTCCTTCAAACCCATAGGGGTCTGACTGTTCTAATTGCTGATCTAATGGTGTTTCTAGGTGAACAAACTCTTCTACGCCTTCTGGCATAGGGGTAGACTCTACAGATATAGGAACTTTACCTTGCGAAAATAAAATATCTACTAACTGCCCAAAAGCAGCTAATACTTTTACTTTAGTTATTTTTACAGTAACTTTAGATCGTTCTGACTTTCTATAGTCTTCACTATCCTCAGAAGTTCCTCTGTAGTTCTTGTAAGCTTTAAGCCATCGTTGTTCGTCTGATAGACGACCATCTTCAGATTCCTTATACTTACCCTTTATGTAGCCTGCTAAACCAGACATACTCTCTTGAGTAATATCTTCCTGTTCGTCAGTGCCTACCAGTTCACCTAAATCAGCCATAATTAGTAGTCCTTTTGATCAGCCAAAGTATTGAAATTAGAATCTACTTGATTCTTTTTCATACCTTTAAGATTACCACCATCTACTGTGGTTTCAGCTCCATGAGACATAGAAACTTTATCCCAACTTTCTTTTTTCATTCTAGAAAGTTTAGACTCGTCTTCTTGTCCTAGGTCGCCTTGTTTATAACCTTGCATTAACGGCATTGTTTTCTCCTTTAAAGTTAATATCCAAAAATTGGATCGTTGGGTACATATCTATCATATTCTCTAGGTTTTCTAAATCTAGGATGATAGTATGGACTATTCACTAAACGTGTCATACACATATAGCGTAGTGCATCATAAGCATGATCATCTGCTTTTGTATCTACATCCTCTGGGTTTGTTTTACTTAGAGGTAATGTAGGTAGCGTTCTAATCAAATGCTTACAATTATTGAAGATACGTAAACGTGGTTCATCTAAATCATTGTCGCCTAGTCGTTTATGCATCTCTATTTTCCCTGCTAACCTATCTCGGTTAGAAGCCATAAATCTTAAATTCAATCTGTTCATAGACTCAGCAATACTAAGCCCATGACCAGTTCTGCTAAAACAGGACTCATCCAAAACAGCAGTCTGGATTGTCGGATCATCATATTCAAGCTCAAGTATTCTTTCAGCTAATTGCTCCCCTGTGAATCCTTTACCATATAATTCTCTATATATCCAAAGATTACCATCAAAATCGATTGCACCCCAAAGTACACAAGAAGGGCTAGAGTAACCATAGTCTGCAGCCCTAATACGAGCCCAAGAACGAGGAATCTCAAAAGGCTCAACCACATGTCTACTCCTATCAAACTCAGCAAACGCTGCACCATCCGTGACATCCCAGTCTCCTTCTAATAATCTTCTACGTTCTACCTCTGGTAGAGAGTTCAACATAGCTTCGTATTCCCCTGAAGCTATAAGATATGGATTGTCCGTTAATCTTGCTGGGATGAATCTTCGCTGGAAGAGGGGTCTTCCTGCTTTGTCTGGGTTAGTAGACCCATAACGTAAGATTTTATTTGTTTCAACATCCCTAGCCCAGAAAGGAGTATTTGACTTGGTAGGGTCAATATACATTTTTTTAACCCACCAACCACCGACTCCACCTGGGTTAGCTGTGCAACGCATGTAAGGTATAATGCTTTGATCCGTTGTACGCAATCTTGAACGAAGGTATTCCCAAACGTAAGGAGTTGGGTAATGCGTGATTTCATCGATTGCAATCCAGTTAAAACTTTGTCCTTGATATCTTGTAACATCTGTATCTCTATCCAAATATGAAAATAAAATCGTAGCCCCAGATGGAAATATCCATGTCGATTTACTTTCTTTAAAAACAGCTTCTGGGAAAGCCTTTAAATATAATTGCCTACTTTTGTCTATAAGCTCTGTTAGTTCGCCCAATGTTCTTCTAAGAAGCAACCCTCTATGGTTTGGGTTGTGGGCATCTCTTAATGCATCTGCAAGTAAGGCGTAGGATTTACCTCCACCTGCTGCACCCCCATAAAGAACATCTCTTTCAGGAGCTGCTAGGAACTCAGTCTGAGGACCCTGATTCGGATTGAACGCAACTTCCCTGTCCGCAACAAGTTCCTTCACCGCAGTTGGTGCATCCGCAAGGACATCCTGGGGTATCGCAGCTTTTCCCTGCAGACCCTTGTCCAGCGTCTTGAACTTCTCTATCTTCTCTTTCTTTAATTGCTTCTGCCTCTTTAATTGGTTCGTATGCTTCTTTATTTTTTTATCTCTATAGCGAATCTGTGCCATAGTAGCTCTACGAGCTTTTTCTTTTCCTGAAAGGTTATATCTACCTTTCTCTCCTGCCTTTAATTTAGGTCTTCCTTTTTTCTTACCCTCTGACAACTTCAGCCTCAACATCTGATAAATCTATAGCTTCTGCTTTCTTAGCAGGTAGCAATACAACAGCATGTACATGTTTGTTCTCTGATACAATTTCCTGTCGTTTAGATATACCGCATCTATCCAAGATGTCTGTTGCTGCTTCAAATCGTAGTTTCTGTCTGGCGATAGGTTCATCATTACCACCAGATAGTGCATCTTTTATTTGTCCTACTGCATTGGCTGTTGTCGTTGCTAACAACTCTTTTGCTCTTTCTATTATGTGAGGTCGCATAGCCTTTGACACTGAAGACCTAGAGGTCTCTGAATAGCCTGCATGTAATAGACTTTGGGTTATGTTCCCAAAGGTTTTCTCACCCTCTGCAAAGTATGCGTCTAAGAAACCTTGTTGTTTCTCGGTGAGTTCTTTTGATTTTTTCTTTTCAGGTAATAGCATTAGGACTTTACAGTAACCTCATGCTCTATACCTCTGTATCTGCCTAATCTGTAACTTATATGTGTAATCTGTTTTTTAGGGTAGGCAATACCTCTGTATTTCTTTTCAAGACTTCTCTCTATAGGAAACATAGGGTATGTGATTACTTTTGTGTTTGTTCTGTATTCTGTTAACATTTCCATCTTCTCCTTGCTTGTCTAATCCTTGAATTAGGGTTGTTTCTTGTCTTGGCTGAACTTCTTTTCAGTTGTCCTAGCGATCTTGCACAATAAGACTTACGTCTCTTAGCAGCTTTGCTGCCCTTCTTCACCTTACCAGTCACTGCTGTTTTCAGTTTAGAACCAGGATTTTTCTTCCTGTAGGCTTTTACGCCCTTCTTCGTCATTCCAGCACCCTTCTTAGTGGGTCTGTAGTTTCCACCTTTACCAGTGGTTCTTCTGATAGGTTTGGCTTTTTTTCTTTTAGCCGCCATTAGTCCATAGGGTCTGGCATACGAGGATTAGGTATTCCTCCACCATATCTCATATCTTCTCCAGTATACTTTTTAGCAGCACCACCATACATCATTTTTTTTCTATTAGAACAGACGTTACCACCATGTCCTAAGTTCTGTAGATCAAAGCCCATGCTTTCGACTACATCCCCTTGACCTGCAGCTACTAGTGCTTTAAGTCCTTTATTATTGGCTGGACCGCCTTTTTTCATATTCTTTTTCATTTCACCACCATACATGGCTTTAGCTGTCTTAGCTGATTCTACAAAATCTTTTTTAGTAGGTGCACCTTCATCGCCTACTTTTCTCATTTCTTCGCCAGAACCATCTTTGATTCTTTGACGCTTTGCATGTATGTTTGCATATAAACCTGGTTTTGACATATTATTTCCCCATCTTTGGATAGATACCGCCACCATACTTCTTATTTTGAGAAGCATAGACTTTACCGCCACCTTTTTTCCGATCAGCAATAGGTCCCCTCTTTGCTTCCAGAGGTCTATCTGCTTTGGGCATAAACTCTATCATTTTTTCTAAATCCTCATCAGATAATCTATCTTGTCTTTGTTGTACTTCTGCCATAGTTGTAGCAAGCATAGCTTTAAACTTTTCTAGCTTATCCTTATCCAAATCTGATAAAGATTTTTTCTTTTCTATTTTATTAATCTTTTTCTTAACTTCTTTAATCTTCTTCCGATTAAACATATCACCGCTTAGTGGTTTTCTTGGTGCCATATCTTTCTCCTTTGTTTTTTCCTATATGAAGGATGGGGGGTAAGAAAAACATTGCATTTTCCTACAAGGCTTGCAAGCACTCTTGTGGTCGGTTTTGCCTACTTGGGCATACCCCCCTAGTGACCCCCTTCATACTCCTTATTATACTGTGAATACAGGCTTCTGTCAACTATTTATTTTTTCTTCTTGACAAGTTCGTTATCTGGGTGTACAATATCCTTCTTCCATTTT